ACTAATCATCATTATAGATTTATTTTCCACACGACGAACTTCTATTTCTTCACCATCTGGTGTCTTGATCGTAATTCCTCGTGTCCATCTGCCATGTTCTACAAGTATCCAATCACCGACATTTACATCAGTTTGTATTTTACCAACCGCATATACCTTAGCCCATCTGGGTTTTATCCCTTCACTTTTGCCATTGTCGCTATTGATAATAATACCACTGGCGGTCTTTTGTTCGGCAAAGTTCATTCCAGTGACCAGTATACCATCTTGAATTGGTGTTAATTTATTACATGTTATAGCAGTCATTATTCACCTAATTGGTCAGTACTTTTGGCTGATGTTTTTATTGGTCGTGCAACTTGTTCAACAGGTAGATTAGGGACTTCTGCCGCTACTTTGCGAGAACGTATCTCATCTGGAATGTGTTGATCAGAAACGACCGATTCATCTTTCTTGCGAATAATTTTTCCACCAGGACCTAATTCATCACCTCTGGCATTGACTTTCACATTGCCAACGGCCACTGTTAGTTCATTTTGATTCATTAACTTATTCATATCCACTTCTTTACCCTGCATTGAACGGTAAATTGCTTTTTGTTGTTCTTTCATTAAATTCTCCTTATTGAGTTACTTATCTTAAAAATTCTTGCCATTCTAATTTATATTTAATGCTGTGTATTTTATGAACACCTATTAGATATAAGACAAAACTAGCAACACTTGAACCTCTACCAACACCCCATACTATGTTATTTTCCATACAGGTATCAACGAAATATTTAAGCCATTGTAATAATCCAGTCATATTTCTAGTAGAAAATTGTTCTAATTCCTCAAATACCCTAGCTTTTTCCTCCACGGTAGAGCATTTTGATATACAATATGCTTGAATATCAAACTCATAATATTTTGAAGGCATGAACCATTTATTTTGATTAATAGTGTCCATTTCTGCAATTGATAAATCTTCCAATATGGGTGATAAAAAATTAGTATTGGTTATTGTTTCGAATTGAGTTATGTCTGGTGAGCGTTCCACCATAAGATCGGTAAGTTTCGACGTATGTCCCTGATACAGGAAATTAAATACGTCGACTTCGTTGAATATTGGGTTGTTAAATTTATCTAATCGCATTCAACTATTTTAGTTGATATTGATCAATTTGTCAAGTCCTTTTTCTCTATTTTCTAACATTTTTTGCCATTCATTTCTACGGCGTTCGGCCAGTTCTTCCTTATAGGTATCCAATACCGATGCAATTTGATTTTGTAATTCAAAATTATTAGTCATAAAGTATTTCTTTCCTAATTCGCCAATCTTGAATTCAAGCTCCGCATCTTTAAAACTAGCTAAGTTGTTAACCAATGGGTGCATTAAAATTCACCCAAATACCTAATATAAACATGTGTTCCATGATCATAGCTCCATGCTTCTATAACTCTATGTTTACCATTTATATTCAATATATTTGGGCTAGGATATGTTCCTTCATATACCATAGTTCCAGCATTTACTGTGGTTAGAGCTGGTGTTCTTGCAGAGACTGTGTCGCTCTTAAGATGAACTCTTACTAAGGCATATTGATTAATAACTGGCCAATTGTTAAATCGTAAAGTGGCGTTGCCCGTCAGTGTGAATACCTGAAAGGGACCGTTGTTCAAGTCAATATCGGCAGATGAATTAACTGTTTCAGTGTGAACTGCCCCGTATAATTTATTGTATATACCATTACTAACGGTGGCTCCTAGTAAATTATTAACTATCCCAGCACCCATTTTAACTGATGTTGTTTGTAAATCTGTTATTTCGCTCTTTGCGATTTCCAATCCAGATTTTATAACGGAGAAATTATCTCTAAATCCTTGTGTGTTGTTGTCCTGTCCGGCAACTGGGTACGCAGCATCAATTGCTGAAAATTCTATATTACTACTCATATTGTTATCCTATCGTTTTTAAATACAAGATATTTATCGCTTGTATCACCATCGACCGCATCTATTATAAATCGGTCGGTGGTGTAATCCAACATCTTAAAATCAAATCCACTATACTTGATATTTAAGATAATATCATCAGCCATCCCAACTTTGCAATAACAAAGAGGAACAGCTAAGGTAAACCCTAATTCTGTTTTCGTTCCTGGTTGAATTGATCTCATCCATAATGGCAAATAATTTCGCTCTGTTTCTCCTACCATCTTCAATCTATCTCGCCAATTTGAAATACTATTTGGGAAATACGTATTGGGATTTGGATTTGACACCATATAACCACGGCTATCTACAGTTACTAACGGGTTTGGTCTAGGCGCAGCCGGGGCACTTTTAGAGAGTTCATCAAGGGTCCGGCTCCATAAAGAAGTACTATTATCAACAGTCACCACTGGGGTTTGTAAACCTCGTGTAATCTCCATCGGCAACCTTTTGTTGTTTGGTTCTAATGGATCAATCATTTCAATGTATATCACTTCATATATTTGATCAGTCGTTCCAGTATTAACAGCAGTTGCTTTTTTAACTGTTCCAAATTGAAATCTTTTTCTTTTATGATTAAGTCCCATTGCTCCTACATACTTAGCAGCGTCAGTCGTCTCTATTCCAGCATATACCACCATAGATAATTCTGTCTGTACACCGAAGTTTGAATCATTAAGCCTGTATATGCTAGCAGAAGTAAATATCGAATTGTCATTGATGAAATTCTTCCACATATCACGTTGAGAAATTTTCAGTAATGGCTTTGTTCTTATATTACTATAAGCAATTTGATTCGGGGTAGCTACCAGTATGGTGAATGTACGCTCGATCGCACTGTATCCACTACGATCACGTGCCTCAATGGTGACGTTGTATAATCTATCAAATGAAATATTACCGCCATCAAACACGGTAGTATTCATAGTGTAATCAAACGTTGTCAGACCGACCGTATTTGTTAAATTATTAGAAAACTGATTAACAGTTCCAATAATTTCGCCATCTAACGCTAATGTTAACCCATTTGGCAAGCTACCGGCGGTTATTTTATATAACATAACTGCATTTGTTATTGTACTGGTAGCTTGTACTTTTAGGTTCACGACATAATTTGCATTAATAGATCCTAAATCTGCTGGAGTATTCCACGTAAGAACACTGTCTATTTCCCCAACCAATTGAACTGTGAATGTCCTAGGAGTATACGCTGAATCTACCCCATCATCACTAAATCTAGTAGCAATTATTGTAAATCTATATGTTTCAGTAATAGCCGGTTGATACGGAATTCTACCATATACCTCCGCCGTATCGTAATCAAATGTCATTCCAGGAGGAAACCCATATACTCCCCATTTAGTGGTGTCTATAGATAACCCAGAAGTATGTGCCGATATACAGATATATGTTTTATCACCCGCTACTATCAAATCATTAATAGCATACGATGTCAACGGTAGCCACTCCTGGGTAGCTTCGGCCACACTAAATGTCACTAAATCATTTTTATCATAAGTATCTAAGAATAGTACAAGATAGTTGTTAGCTCTATATAATCCCAAATAACTTTTGGTGACCCATATGGGCGCTCGTAAATAGGACACGTCTGCAGTAAATATACCCGTAGTGGTGATCATGGTCGCATTATCGGCTCTAAAGTAATCATCGCCTACTACAAATATACTAAATGTACGTTTGGCTATTGAATCGCCGTCTGTGATTGTAATTGTAAATTGATAATTTCTGTTAAGTTTCTTTGGTCTAAATGCAGGTAAACTAAAATCAAAATCTACGGTATCGTATATATAACTGTCGTATCCGTTAGTTGACCGTAAACCAAAGTCATATGCCACTACATCGTAGTAACCAGTATCGTAATTCCCATTTCCGTCCTCGGGTTTTATAGAAATTACTGGTTTTACAAACCCAACTAACCTACCATCTTCAGTTAGAGTCAACCCGGGCGGTAATTCACCTTCATCGTCGGCTATAAAAAAACTTAAATGTTGTCCGGTTGCGGTATCATAATCAAATGCTTCTATTTGGTATTCGACATATGTACTATCTAGGACAAAATATTGTCTATATAGACCAATGTCCAAGTTTCCTGCTGCGGTGGTAAATGTTGGAGCATCAGCACCTTCAATAGTTATATCAAATGTCCTGTCAGAAATTTCAAAATTCCTAGTAGCTCTTATACAGAATGAAAAAATAGTCTCTCTTGAAACTTCAAATGGCGTACCAATTATATGATTTCCATTAATTCTAAGTCCTGGCGGAAGCTCTCCGGAAATAACAGAATATGAAACATCAGTATCATTCTCTACTGGTAATAACTGATTAAAATTACTACGTTCTTGAAATATACCAAATGAATATCCGGATCGTTGTGTCCATACCGTCAATGCCATTCTAATTCCCGTTAATCAACTTCTGGGACAAATAACCCAAAATTGATATTGTTATTGTTTGGATCTAAAAAAACCCCCATATCAAGTATGTATCCACCCTCATTTAGATCATATCCGGTTGGTGTTAGAAAATACCCCATATTAATTGATAGGTTGTTCGATTCGAAAATTAATGCCACCAATGAATTTAATAATGGTATATCTACATTCCATATTTTGGATTCCACACCTCCACCATCAATGGCCTTTATAGTATAACCATTAAGACCTAAATCACCACCAAGCATTGGCGCGGTATCTTCTTCAACTCTAGTTACCGCATGTAAATCCACCATAGTGGCAGATGATGTAATGGTGACGCTAGCATCCATACTAGTAAGTGTTTTAAACTCTAAATATGGATCAGTAGCATTTTTCTGTGCAAAAATATGCGTACCTGTACCGAGGTTTGTGCCGTTTGTTACCTCAAATCTAAGTACGTCAAAGTTAGCATTAACTTTTTCAAATGCGGTTCTTAGATCGTCCCCAGTGCCATCATTTGCATAGCTACCTAAATTAATTGTCTGTATCGTCATTATAATTCCTTCTTATTAGTATTTATCAAGGATTACTAACCGTAGCGATTAGCCAAAGTATACTCTATATTAATTATTGCTAATTATGCCCCAGTTCATCCGCCCAATGCCTTAACTGCTGCTGCTAATCTGTCGATAGCTACCTGTATTGTAGTAGGAGGAGTTCCTGACCAATCACTCGCAGTTGTTGGAGAATATGATACTGTTCCGCCAGTAGGCACTGGGCTAGCATCAACCCAACTAGCGTCGAAATATATGTAAAGTCTACCACTGGCAGTGTCGTACCATAGGTCACCAGGAACTGGGATGCTTGGTGGCGTAACCCCTTCAGTTACATTTGCGCCACCACCGCCGCCTGCTTCTATTGATGCGTATAATTCTGTAAAGTTTTGATTTACTTTGTTGAAAGCAGAGCGGATTGGATCTCCGCTCTTATCATTTGGTGAAATACCTATGTTAATTACTTGCTTTGCCATTACGCTCTCCCTACTGCGATTTCGATAACACCGGCTTCGCCAGTATCTTTATTCTCTAACGCTTTACCGATTATCGACCCTAACTTTGGATCAATGGCTCTTATCGCATATCCTGGGGTATTTGAAGTGGTTAGCAAATCTCCTTTACGTACTCTTCCAATAACTTTACATGGAGTACGACCAATCAATGCTATACAGACTTTCAAACCAGTTTGTTCACTATTCATCACATATGCGGGATTTGTTGTCACTACCCCGGCTAGTCTTGTATCATTAGCAGTGGTCGATTCAGTGACTTCATTTTCACCGCCATAAACCAATACAGTGCCGGGTTCATATTCACTATCTCCTTCATAGTATTCTGCCAAATCAGCATAGGTAGCTTGTAATCTACTAGCTCCAGTTAATGACCAATATCCCTGAATAGTACCAACACCAGAATCAGTTCCATCAGTAATGATGTTATATGCCTTTAACGTTACTGAACTAGTATTCAAATCAAGTAAACTCGAAGCTGACAATTTCCACTGTCCAGTAATGGTACCAGCGGTAGCTGCGGCACCAGATGTGATCGTAGCGGCTTTTAATGTACCATTGCTATATAGTGTACCATATGTAGTGACAGTAGTGTCAGTGCCATTTGTACCAACCGCAGTTAGAAAATCAAACCCACCCGGTGTAGTAAATGACAATGTAGTGCTGGCAATATCGATGGTTTTATATCCATCTACTTTCAATTGGGCTACATCAACTTCACCAGACGCTCCGGTTTTAAGTAAACTATTAACTGCTCGAGTAGTCGTGATACCAACTACATCATATGCTTTGGTACCAGTTCTAATTACCGCACCAGTAGAAACAGTAGTTAGAATATCGGCATGTTTAACGCC